TGTATAACATGTTAGATAAAAGAATTAACACCCACGAACAGTTAGTAGACCTTTACAAGAATCTGCTTGACTTAGATAAAAGAGCGTAGTAAATTACGCCTATAACTAGATTTAGTACTACTTGGAGAACGATGATGAGCACAGCAAATGAGGTAGCTATCCCTATTGACAAGCTAGTCCGCACGTACCGACGTATATACGAAAAGCGGCAAGAGCTTCGCACCACTTTTGAGGAAGAAGAAAGCAAGTTGACTGCTAAGATTGACATGGTCAAAGCTGCGTTACTTCAACACCTCAAAACAATTGGCGCAGACAGTGTGCGTACACCAGAAGGTTTGATTTACCGCACACTGAAAACAACGTACTGGACGAACGATTGGGAGTCCATGAACGATTTTATCTTAGAGCACCAAGCGCCATGGTTGCTCGAAAAGCGCATCCATCAAGGAAACTTCAAAAAGTTCTTGGAGGAAAACCCAAATATTCTCCCATCCGGGTTGAATGTTGATAGTGAGTATTCAGTCACCGTGAGGAAAAAATGACCGAAGCAGCAATTGAACCCTATGTCCCCCTTGAAGAGGTAGCACGGTATTTCGCCGTGTCTGCTTCAACAGTCCGAGTTTGGACTCGGACTGATCGAATCCCTTACATACGAGCAGGAGGTGTATTTCGTTATAAATTATCTGAGGTTGACAACGCCCTTCGTTTGGCTGAGAAAAAACCTGAATCGGACCCACGTCAACTTGAATTAAAGTTTGACGCTGACCCTGACCATGATCTTTAATTGGAGAAGGTAAATGAGTGAAGTAGCACTATTTAAAGGTGGCGTACCTGCTTACCTGAAAAACTATGAGGACGTAACGACAAACGCTCTAGCCGGAAACGACGGGGGTGGTGCTAAGCGTATCTCAATCAAAGGTAGTGTGTTTCGTATGCTGTCTGGCGGTAAGGAAGTTGCCGTTAACGAAGACCGCGCAATGAATATCATAATTATCAAAGCTGCGTCTAGCGTATCACGCACCTATTACGGCGGCACTTATGTCGAAGGTGAAGTTAGCGCACCTAAGTGTTGGTCTTCTAACAGTGTAAATCCTGATGTTGAAGTTAACCAACCCCAAGCTGAAAGCTGTGCCTTATGCCCTCAGAACGTTAAAGGTTCGGGGCAAGGCGATAGCCGTGCGTGTCGGTTTTCTCAGAATTTAGCTGTGCTTCTTGAAAACGATCCGCAGGGTGACATCTTTAGATTGACACTCCCCGCTACTTCAATTTTTGGTGAAGGCGATAGCAACAAGATGCCTTTGCAGCGTTATGCAAAACATCTCAAAGCACATGGCACTCCTGTAAGCGGTGTTGTTACTGAAATGCGTTTCGACACCGCTAGCCCAACACCCAAGCTTGTATTTAAACCCGTTCGCCACGTTACCGAGAAAGAATTTAATATCGTTAACAAACGGAAAGACAGCCCAGAAGCTGAAGCCGCTACCAAACTTCTTTTAGCTAAGGCTGATGTATCTCAAAAAGCAGCTCCTGCTTTAACTGCACCCGCCGCGCAAACAGAAACTGAAGAGCCAAAAAAAGTTACCAAAAAACCTGCTGAGAATGTAACAGATTTAGCAGATTTGGTAAGCCAATTTGACGACTAAGTAGCCGCCACGGGCGACTAGATCGACGGATCGAAAAGGGTTCCACGCCGCAGGGGACCCCTGTCGCCCTATTTTTTTCTGCGGGTGAAAGCGGCTATGGACACTAGAACATTTTTACATACAGTACTAGCGGAGACAGGCGTTTTTTGCGGGTGGTGCAGTCGAGGTTCAAAAACAAACTGTCAATTTTTTTACGATACGGTCGATGAACTTATCGAACACTCCAAAAATCTAGCGGATAAGGGGTGGGATTATTATTTTGCACAGGGTAAATTTAACAAAAAAGGTTCACGTAAAGCCGATACAAATCCTTGGATGCGTAGTTTTTATGTTGATGTAGATTGCGGGGATAGCAAACCTTACCCTGATCAACAAGCAGCCGCGAAAGCTATAAAAGAATTTGTGACAACAATCGGTTTACCTAAACCTATTTTAGTAAGTTCGGGCCGAGGCATCCATGCGTACTGGCCTTTTGCGGAAGAAGTAGAGCGCGATGTTTGGCAACCTGTAGCTAACAAATTAAGAAGTCTGACAAAGGCACACAACTTTCATGTAGACCACACAAAAACAGCCGATGCAGCGGCGGTATTACGGTTGCCAGAAACAAAACATTTTAAAGATGACCCCCCTAAGACTGTAAAAATATTTTATATACCGGAATACATAGCCGCAGATGATTTTCTTAGCTTTGAAGAGTTCCGAGAGATCATTGGAGAATTGGCTGTACCTCCAAAAATATCACGAGAAAAAATTGATGATCCTGTAGCAGATGCCATACTAAGCAATTACAAAAGTAGTTTTAAAGTAATCTTACAAAAGACTGCCCAAGGTAAAGGCTGCGCGTCACTTGGCAATATTATAGAAAATCAAGAAACGGTAAAAGAACCTCAATGGCGAGCGGCGCTGTCAATTGCGGTACACACAATAGAAAAAGATAAAGCAATACATATTATTTCTAACAAACATCCAGAATACGACCCTGCGAAAACTGAAGAAAAGGCAAGTGGAATTGCGGGGCCGTTTCTTTGTGAAACTTTTGAGCGCGACAATCCGGGGTTCTGCGAAAGCTGCCCCCATTTTGGTAAGATTCGTTCGCCTATATCTTTAGGCCGCATCGTTGAAGAAGCAACTCTTGAAGATAATATAGTTGCTGTACCTACATCTCTATCGATTCAACCAACGGCATATCAGATACCAGTTTACCCTAAACCGTATTTTCGGGGAAAGAACGGCGGTATTTTTAAACGGGTTGAAAAAGACGGAGAGATATTTGAATTTCCGGTATATCACAACGATATATATGTTATACGGCGTATGTTTGACCGCACAGCAGGGGATACACTTGTTGTTCGATTACATTTACCCAAAGATGGCATACGGGATTTTGCGTTACCTGCCTCAAATGTCACATCACGCGAAGAGTTACGTAAAGCATTAGCGGCACGAGGCGTATTAGTGCCTAAAATTAATGACTTGATGGATTATTTTATTCAATGGACTAATAAACTACAACACGTAGAAAAGGCAGACAACGTGCGGAAACAATTTGGATGGCTTGACGATAGACGCATGGACGCGTTTGTACTCGGCACAAGAGTTATTTACGGAGATCGTATTGAATATAACCCTCCGTCTATCAAGACAGATAAGATTATTGAGGAGTTTAGGGAAGAGGGTACCCTTGAAGGTTGGATAGAAACTATGAAGTTTTACGAACGCCCCAAGATGGAAATGCACCAATTTGTTATAGGTCTTGGGTTTGGTGGGTTTTTATTTCCTTTTGTCAAACCGTTATACGGGGCTATATTTCATATCTACAGTGAAGAATCGGGTCTAGGTAAAACAACAAGTGCGATTGGTATGGCAAGTATTTGGGGTAACCCCGAGGAGATTGTGCTTAAAGAAAATGACACCATGGCGAGTCGATACTTACGTATGGAAGTTTACAAAAATATACCGATTGTTTTTGATGAGGTTACAGACGCTAAACCGGAAGAGCTAGGGATTATGGCTTACTCAGTACCTATGGGTAAGCAGCGCAACCGAATGGGGCCACAAGGTAATGTTGAACGGGAGCGGGGAGATTCATGGGGGCTACCTGTTATCACAACGGGTAACGTTAGTTGGCACGAAAAGCTCAGTGTTACAAAAGCACGTCCATCTGCTGAAGCGTTGCGTGTATTAGAGGTTCAAGCTGAAAGAGTTTTTGCGGAAGACGACGAAGAAAGTAAGGCGATAACCGACAAGTTATCACGCGATCAAGTTAAAAACTTTGGTGTTGTGGCTGTACCTTTAGTCCAATACGCAATTAATAACTTACCTGCACTCCGTGAATTGTTTATGCAGATCCAACTACAGTTAGATCGCGGTGCAAAACTTACGCAACCAGAACGTTACTATTCTGTGCTTGGCGCGTTCGGTATTTTGGGCTTGATCATTGGTAAAAAGTTAGGGTTCATTAACTACAACACTGAGAATGTTTTTGAATGGCTAATTGAAAAAGTAAAGGGCGCTAAAACTTCTGTTCTTCGATATAAGACCGACCCCGAAGCTGTTATTAATGACTACCTTGCGACTAACTGGAACAACATTTTACGCATTAAAAGCACAGACGATACTAGAACTATACAAGAGTCGCTTGACCATCTTGTCATTCCTGATAGTAGCCCAAAGATTTCGTTGGTTGCACGATATGAATACGACAAGCGGGAGCTATTTTTGGTCATTGACCCATTTAAGACATGGTGCATCAAACGACAAATTAATTTTGAAAACCTTGTTAATAATTTGCGGCGTGGCAAATCTAAGGCGCAGTACATATCAAAGCGTATGGGTAAGGGTACCCGTATGAACTTACCGTCAACAAGGGTTCTGTTTTTAGATGCCTCTGGGTGGTTGCATGAAGAAATCGAAGACCCTCAACACACTCCCCCCGCACCATAATTTTTCCTATTACCCCGACAGCATTGCGCCCGACGGGCTAATTATTTTTTTGGATATGCAGCAATTTGAAGTGGGTATGTCTATGTTTGTACCTGCAATTAAAATACAAACAGCTAAGAAACAGATCAAAAAGCTTACAGAAGAAAAGGGGTGGAAGGTCAGTTTTGCCGACCGGATTGAGGATGGTAAATTGGGAGTACGATTTTGGAGATTAGTGTGATATTATTGCGGTCGAGATATTTTCATGTCTCATTTCTCCAAGATTCCCCCCGGTTGGTACCGGGGGTCTTTTTTTAATCTTCGAGTTCCGCAGCATCTTTACGTAGCTCGTCTTCCATACCACGGCTAAACAGCACCCCATGGTACATACGCTCTGTAGATTTGGCGTGTTGTTCCATAGAGCGTTGAATTGTTTTGTTGAGTCCGTCGGGAAATAAACCTTTATGCTTTTCCGATAACTTCCTCAATTCTTCTTTGGCTTCTTCCATACCATCCCGGTCACCAACACGGGAAGCCACGTAATACTTACGAAGATTTTTAGTTTTTTCTTCGTTGCTTCGTCGGTCAATACCTTTCTCACGCGCATTAATTTCTAACTGCTTGGTCAGATCTGCCGGAGCAAATCCAAAGAATTGTGCAAAAACATTTCCCGCACTCACGTCATCGACAATCGGGTCACCCCGCAGCGTTTTTGCAGTTCCTTCGTTGAAAAACCGAGTAGCTTTCATGGTGTTACCGATTGCTGTGGGGAGCATGGCTTCAAGCCCACGGTACATCTCCCCATCTTTCATCAAATTAAACCCACGTTCTATTTTGCTAACTGACCCGACAACTGGGCCGCCCAACATTTCAGCAGCACGTACGATAAGTGTTTTATCAGCCTCGTTCATTACATCCCGCACGATCAAGTCATTAAAGCCCATACGTGCAGCGACATCAACATTAAACAAGTGATTGAATAACCCTTTATACGCCAGCTCACCCATGTATTTGCGGGTTTGAATCTCTAACGTATCTTCCTTATCGTCATCGTCAGCAAGAGTTGCGGCATAGACCATAGCGGCAAGACCAAAGAACGGCAGACCTTGAACCCCTGCAAAGAGTGCAGCCATACCGTATATACCTGCGATTTGTCGTTTTGCCTGATCCCGAACAGCTTTATCTTCGTGCCTTAGTAATTCGTTGGCGGTCTTAAACAGCATGTAATACATTGACACGCCGTAACGCTTAAACATAAAGATGACTCGACCAATATCGTTTTGCGCGATACGAGGAGCAGACCCAGAAGAAGTCCCACCGTTCGTGAGCTTAGTGGTGTAGATAGCGTAGTTGGCTGCATCTTCTTCTGCGGCTTTACCCGTCTTCCCTTCTTTTTTAAGACGTGCGAGTTCTAGTTCGTAGGCGGCTACCATTGAAACTTGACGGTTCATACGTTCGCCGTGATGGAACAAAAATCCTGTTACCGCGTTAAATTTAGCCATGAAGGACGCGCCTTCGTTGGCTTCAAGCGTATCGTAAAGTTGCGAACTATTAAGCATCCCCCGCTTCTCTGCCATCTCTGCTAACGTCTTTAGGCGACGCATGTCAGGAGAAAGATTAGGGTCATCAAAATTTATGTTGCCCAAATTGGGCATAGCCTTCATTTTGTACTTAGCTTTAGTCGGCTTACCATTCTCATCAAGGTAATCAACTTCTCGTTCGGTATTAAATCCGGTTTTACCAAATAACATGTAAGCACGTTGTATAGCCTGACGCGCTTCATCGTAACCATATTTGCCACCCAGCATGGGTAGCACAACCAACGGTACCTGTGACAAGTTAATGATTGCAGACGATAAGTTAAGTCCCAGCGTCATGTTAAACCCGAACGATGTAAGGAGCCTAGACCAATCAGATATATCAGGATCAGTAATAGCTTTAACTCGTTTGCCAAGTTCTTCTAAATATTGCTGAGCAATTTCTAATTGTTTGGGATCTTTATTTTCGCCACGGCGGGACTTAATAGACTCAGCCATTTTTGCCAAAAGATCCTGCATCTTGGCACCGTAGCGCATGTTGGCAATCTGCCGGGACAGGCTAAATGACTTTGTGCGTAAAGCACCGATAGCGTCTTCATCAAATCCAAGCCGATCTTCACGGGCTTGGAACGACTGGGCAAATGCAGTTTCTGGTAAAGTGTTTAAGAACAAACGAACAATTTCTTCTTCGGCATTTTTGTACTGATCAAGAACAGCGGCATCGGCAGTTTTAGGACGGTTTAATTCAAGTGTTTTTATAACACCGTTAATGAACGATGTGCTTGGCGCACGCTGAAAAACTTTGAATTGGTCTAAATTAGAGAACTCTTCAAACTCAGAAAAATTCTTTGCTTTCAGCGTTTCAATAGCTTTCTTTCTAGCAAAGCGGCTTTCGTAAGCAGACACATAGTGTTCACCTTGGGCATCGGTGTATGACAACCAATACGAACCTTTACGTGTTAACGGAAAGTAGGGATCAATGCCACCACGCGAAGTGATTTTGGCCCAAATGTCTTTTTTGATAGCTTCAGCGCGGGTTTTATCCCCGATAAGTGTATTGATACGGTCTTCAATACTTTCCAAAAGTTCTTGATACAAGCCACCGTATGTGTCTCGCATCTGCCGATAAAGATTTTGACCTTCGGGGTCTAACTTCTTAAAAGCTGCGTTTAACGTATCCCAAGCTTTTACGGCAGCATCTGCTTCGTCAAGTTGTTTCTTTAATATATCAATACGTGATACGTCTTGATCGGCGGACGGTTTAGCGAGTTCTGCATTCAATTGCTTTTGCACCGTAGCACGTTCATAGACACTGCGGGGTTTGGTAGGATCGACTCGTGCGAGGGTGCTGCCGTAGATAACTTTGTTGAGCAATTTGACTGCTGCTTCGCCTTTGTTTTTAGCCCATTTCTCAACAGCAACAATAACGGGTTCGGTACGTTTGAGCATCTTAAATTCGTACCCGCTTCGCTCATCAAGATACTGGTCAAGCTTTGTAACCCCCGGCAGATATTTCTCAGCAACTTCAACAAAAGCTTCGTTGGTAAGGGAAGCTAAAATACCTGAGCGGAAAGCTTTGGGTAGGGTGCCTGATAAAAATTCATTAATAGCAACAGCGATTTTTGACAGTGTGCTGTTTGGCCCTCTAGCTATAGCCTTTTCAGTAATACGGTCAAGAAAATTGATAAAGCCATTTGGGTTCATTGTCGCTTGCATCATCAGCCGTGCACCATCACGACTCTCAGGAGCAGGAGATATAATCTGCGTGATAAGTTCATCAGCTATATCCATTGCAGATTTTGCTTCTAACGGACGCGCTTCAAGACCCATTAAACGTCGAACAAAATTGGTAATGGTGTTGATGAACCGGTTCCATGCTGATATGGGCCTTCCGTCTTTTACGGCAATTTTTATACCTGCAAGCTGCGCTTGAAATTCAGGATTTGAAAAAGCTTCAGCGACGAATTCATCTAAAGACTGTGCACCATATGCGCTCCCAAGCTGGTCTTTAATTGCATCAAATAAAGCTTGAAGTTGTTTAGTTACAGGATGTGACTTGTTAGCTAACACATGGGAAGTTGCGGCGTGTACAGCTTCGTGCAAAGCAACGTGGTTGTTAAGTCCAGTTTCGCTGTCAAAATAAATGGTGTCAGTTTTAGGGTCGTAATACCCAGCAGCGGCGCGTCCATTTTCTTTTAACCCATCAACAACTTTTACTTTAGTTTTTAAGTTACCTGCCAGTAGTGCGTTGGCAATCCTGCCAATTATCCCGCCTTGGACACTGAGCATACGCAGAGCTGATGTCAAGTCACCCGCACGGAGCGCACTTTCTATAGCAGGGTGCAGAGGTTGCGTTAGCGGCGACACCGCATCGACATTCAGGTTGTAATCCATACTGTCGTAGTCAGCCGGTTTAGCAATAAACACACCGGATTGAAGTGTGTATTTAACTTGGGGAATACCTTCTCCACTAACAACTATTTTGTTTAACGATTCAACTCGCCGATGATAACGCCCTGTTTGCTTTAACACATCATTAAGCTCTGCGTGCGTTATAGCCGCTTGACCTTTAGCTTTTTTTTCTGCGGCTTCTTTAGCGTCTAATGCCTCTTTCATATACTTATTAAAAAGCTTATCAGCTACGCGGGCTGCTCGTTTTGCGCTAAAGATTTGTTCCGTAAGTTTGCGTTTAACTTCATCACTTAAATTGTTTCTAACCCACTCCGCAGCAAGTGTAGCGTTCTCAGCGTTCATTCCTGCAAAGAATTTTGCTTCAAGGGGGTGCGTGTTTGCTACCGATCTAGCTCTTGGTACGTTATAAGCAATGTCATAAGCGATCATGAGAAGTGCATCGACAAGTCGTTTTACTTTTGTGAAATAAATACGCGCAGCTTTGCCCGCCTCGGTAGTGGCATTACGCCTTAATAACTTAACCCGCTCTTGGTCGTTGTCAGTGCCAACTTCATTGGGTGCGATATTTAGAAAGCCTTCTTCAATTGCTTCAAGGAACACACCCAGTTCATCTTTAGCTTCTTTTCGTTTTTGTTCACGTTCGGTCTTTACCTTTTCCATTTGACCGCGCATGGTGCGGTCTGTTTCGGTTGACTCTCCAGTGGCGGGTTCTGCCACTTCTGCTCTTTTAGGAGCCTCTGTTGTTCCCTCTTTTTTTGCTTGCTTGGTTTCGGTGGGCGCAGCGGCACTTGGGGTTTCCTTTTTGGGTTCGGTTTTGGTTTCGGTTTTGGCTTCAGCTTCTACTTTAGGTTCAGCTTTGGGTTTTGTTTTCCCTACAGCGGATTCTGCTTGTTCAGGATAAACGTTACATAACTTTTTTGGCCGGGATCTTCAACACGATTGGTATAAACAAACCCATCGTAACCCGCTTGACGAGCTGCTTCAAACGCACCTTCCTTGTTTGCTACATCTAAACTAAGCTGTGGATACTTACCTTGAATAATTCCTCTACGCAGCGTAGCTTCATCAGACGCTTCTTGGTCGTCAACCTCCAAAGGGTTGTTCATTTTTAGAACAACAGGAACAATGTTGGCGTTTTCAAAACTAACACCACGCCCAGTAGACACCCCCGGTATACCTTTTCCTTGTTGAGTTATGCGAGTATTTGCGGCTTTTGCCGTACCAAAATGTGAACCGGGGTTAAATTTTTCTGGACTTACTTCATCCATAGTGCCGTGGTACAGCACCATCGGCTCGCCTTTTTCATCACGTAAATAATCTTTTTCTTCAGTTTTGGTTTCAGTCTCGGGTTTAGTTGTTTCTTTTTTACGAGCTTCTATTTCTTCAACTTTGGTTTTTAAATCAGGGTATTTGTCTAAAAAATCTTCCCTCGACATAGTTAACATGTCTAGAGTTTGTTGGGCTTCTTTTTTGGTTTTAAACGTTCTATACCGATTACCATCTTGATCGTAAACAATATACTCAACATCAGGGGTTGTGCGCCCCCTGAAACTTTCTTTGCGTTCTATACGTGCACCTTTGCTTTCTTCTAATGCAGCGGATGGTACTTCCTCTCCTCGTACAGTTGCCTCAGTAGCTGGCTCAGCACGTTCCACTCCAGTGGCGACAGGTGGCTCAACTCTTGCGGTGGGTACTCGCTCTCCGGGTCCGCTAGGAACTGGAACGCCTTCTCCACTTCTACTCTCGTCAGGTTTGTTAACATTTGTAGCCTCCGGGGGGGTACGCTTTTTAGGGGTAGGGGCTTGTTTCGGTTTACGTTCTGGTATAAGGGATTCAAGTTCGTTAAGGCCAGCACGTTCTTCTGCTTCAGCACGCTCTCTAGCGGCGACTTCCTGAGAATCAAGATCCGGGAAAGTTTCTTTTAATTCGTTAAACCGTGCAATACGTGCTTCTTCTGCCGGAGATATATTGGTATCGGTATACCCTGCACGACGTAATTCAGCAGAAAAACGCTTTCTTTGATCCACAATTTGTGGGTCAGCAAGTACATCGTCAAGTATAGTGTTTCGTTCTTGGATGATACGTTGAGCTTGATTTGCTTGCACGCGAAGATCGGTTTCTGCAAGTTCAGCTTCAAAACGTTCACGCGCTTGTCTGTCTTGCTCTTGTTGTATATCTGCAAGATTACGTTCGCGCATTTGCTGTTCTGTTAAGTTACTTTCAGGTACCCCACCCACACGAATCGGCCCTGTTGGACGAGCACGACCACGCGCTTCTTGAACCATACGTTCAACGGGGTTTTCGCCTATTTCAGTGGGTAGGTATAACGAAAGCTGATCAGCAGGAGCAAACGGTATACGGGCAAGAATATCGCTTGCAATCTGGGCTTTTTCTTGTGCAGATTTAGAACGGCTTGGGTTCCCCGCACGTTCACGCAAAAAAGCTCTAAATTCCCCACGAACTTCTGGGTCTGCAAGATCTTTATCTATAAACTGTTTATATGGTGCAGACCCTTTACCTATACCGGCTTCAGCTAAAAACGCTTGGGTAATAGGTGCGGATGTAATCTCAGGGGCAGCTTCGTTAAGATTACCTTCTTGATCAAAAAGAGATTCCGCACGAACACCAAAACCGGGACCGGTTAACTCAAACTGTGTTCCGGCTCGTTGCGGGGCATATTTACCTTGAAACTCATCTTCTTCTTTTTCCTTTATAAGATTAGCTTCTTGTTCTTGTTTAAACCGTTCGTTAGCTTCGTATAACGCAGCTTCTTGCCGAGTAAAAAGAACCGTGCCATCTGCGGTAACAATAGGGGTAAATGGGGTAGGTCTAGGTAAAGCTTTCGGTGGAGGAGGTGGTTCAGGAGGTTCAATACGCCCTTCAAATTTAGGTGTGGGTAGTTCGTACCCTAAAAGCAAAAGACGTTGCTCAATTTCTTTTTTTTCTTCTGGTGTTTTAGCTTTTTCGCGTCGCGCTAATTCTGCATCAATCAATGCCTGATCCGCACGTTTATCTCTAGCCGCTTCGATTGCCGCACCGGGAGCACCAAACACACCGCCTGCAATACCACCCTTGACCCCTGCCATGAGCATCCGGTCAACATTCTCAGGATCAAAAAAATCTTTTTTACTGCCAGCAATCTGCTCGGCAAGGATTGATATGTTTTCTTGGGCTGCTTCGGTCAAGCCTTCTTTGGCAACAAGTGAAGGTATAGAAACGCTTAAACGCGCAGCAAGACTTTTTGCTTCAGGAAGCGTTGAACGCTCTAGCATTTCTTT